GGTTGCTTAATGAGTGGAAAGGGTTTCAAAAACCTTCTGGGAGTAATGGTTCCGATGCATCAAATGACAGCTCAGGTGTAAGAATATCTCAGAAGGCATTAAAGCTTGTCAATGATACAATGTCATTGTCATTCCTAGACCTAATGTTAGCCAGAGTTGTCAAAGAGACACATGAAAATTCTATGTCTCTATCTCAAGCCCCTTTGTCTTACCTATTACAACTCACTGAGTTTTTAGATATTCAAGATTTCTTAGAAGAGGATATTAATAGGCAAGTCGAACAACTAAGTAAGAGGCACTAATGTTAGAATCAGGAAAATTAGTCCATAAGATTGGTTTTGACATTGATACTAAGTCATGGACAAATTTAAATAAATTCCAGAAACGAATATCAATGTTGAAGGCACAAATGAAAGGTTTGAATGGAGCAGTTGATTTCAAAGTTAACGCTTCTGGTTTCAGACAACAAGCAAACAAGGTAGCTAAGATACAAGCACAAGCTAACTACCAAGCACAATCTATGTATAAAAACAAAGGTGGTATTGGTTTAGAGTTTGGTAAAGCGAGGGGTGCTGATAAGACATATAGTGCTTGGTGGGAAGATGCGTTGAAGGCTAAGGGTAAATCAAGCTCCTCTGGAGCGGATATGGCTAAACGTGAACAACGTATTACAAACCTACGTAATCGTTTAGACTACCAAATGAAGAAAGGTGGAGTTGGTATACAATCATCTACTGCCTTTATGAATGGTGGGTTTGCTAAGGCTGCTGAAGGATTTAGGAAGACAGGTGATATATCTGCATTCTCACAACAAGTTAGTTTAGCTTCTCGTAAGATGATTGACTCAGCTAAATCCGCGAAGACAATGGGGCGTAGCCTACATGATATGCGGAGCACAATAGTTGCGGCTACAGCAGCTTATACAGCGTTTTCAGCACTGCAAAATACCGCAATGGTAGGTATGAACCTAGAATCAATGCAAGCTGGTATGAAGATATTTGCTGGTAGTGATAGTGCCGTAGCTGGTGAGATGAATTATATTGTTGGTGTATCTGAAAGATTAGGTTTATCTTTAATGGATGCAGCAGAACAGTACAATAAATTTAGCATTGTATCTAAAGATAAGTTAACAAGCTCACAACGAAAAGATCTGTTTGAAGGGTTCTCTGAGTACGCAACAGTATTACAAACAACACCAGAACGTTACCAACGCGGTATGATGGCTTTACAACAGATGATGAGTAAAGGTAAGTTATCCAGCGAAGAGCTTCGTTTACAACTTGCAGAAAATATCCCGGGATCTGTACAAATATTTGCTAAAGCTTTAAATATGTCTGAAGCGGAAATGTTCAAACAAATGGAGATGGGTAAGATATTATCGGCAGATATCATGCCAGCAGTTGCTAAGGAATTTGCTAGAAGTGCCAGAGAAGGTGGGGCACTAGAAGCTGCAACTAAGAAGACAAGAGCTGAATTAAATAGATTTAAGAATGCACTAATTGAAGTCCAGAATGCTGTGTTCACTGGTGGTTTTGGAGAAGGTTTAGCTGGCTTCTTTAAAATAACATCCGCATTACTCAAAGACCTTAAACCATTAGCTACATATATAGGTAAAGTCCTCAAGTGGGCATTCCTTGGATTTGCACAAGCATTGAATATTGTAGCAGCACCCCTAAGACTAGCAAGTAATCTATTTTCACTATTAGATGAGAACGCTAAGGAATTTGTAGCGGGGGGGTCTATACTGGCTGCTGCTGGTGCTTGGATATATTTATCTAAAGCCATACGTGGTGTTACAATTGCACAGCTTGGTTTAATTAAATCTAGCAGGTTATTAGCGTCTATTCCTTGGATTGCGGCAGCATTAGTGGCAGAAGATGTAATAGCAACAGTAGCTACGGATGGTAAAGCCAACACTATGACCAAATCTTTATTGGAATACCAATTTGGTGAAGGTAATAAGACAACAGCATCTGCGGCATTAGCTAATATGAGGTCTGGTAGTATGTTTGCAACAGCGGCATATAGTTCCAAACTTATAGGGGAGAGTGCTGGAGGTTATATAAGAAGTATTGGTAGTGGTGGTAACAAAGTAGAAGTTAAGATTGATGCTACTGGGTTGAATGACAAACAGATTGACTACCGTGTTAACCAACAAATGGGTAATGCAATTACTGATATTGCAGGGGAGAGTGGTAACTAATTATGGATATTGCTTTCATCGTAGCAAACAAAGCTAAACGTCAGGGGTATGTTGCTGACGTTAAGGCTTATACAGATTGCACAGTTAATATAAATCATAACTTTAATAACAATGTCACTCGCCTAGCTACAGAAGAAGATGCAGATTTTAATGACCATATACAGAAGACTTCTAATGAATTTGAAGTTACTGGGGTATTCTCATCTGCAACATTTAATTCTTATGCTGGAGACTCTATTTCAACAACAGATAGAGTTATAGCTGCTTATAGGTTCTTGCGTAACCTGCGTGATAATAAATCTGTATTCACTTTCATAACCAACTTGGATGTTTTCCCTGATTGCACCATAGAAGCTCTTCAACTACCTATTACCCCAGAAACAGCTAATTCTTTATTCTTCACTATGAAGCTTGTACAGCTACGTAAGATTAAGACTGAGAGTGTATTATTCATTCAGAAGCCTTTAGTACGTGATGATAAGAAAGATGACGCAGCTTCCAATGAAGGAAGTGGTACAAAGAAGACTAATGATGTTTATAGTACAGCATTATACCAGACTTTTGAAGGGGCAGGTAGCCTATTCTCAGAAGAGGAAGCAGCGTCTAAGGACGTTGACAAGCTTGACGCCAGTGTTAAAGAAGCTATGAAGAAAGGGATAGGTGGTCAATAATGTCATTCATTGAAATAACAGTGCCAGATAAAGCTGACTCCACTCAGACAGTTGTCTTAGAAGATACAGCATATGAACTTAGGATGCAATGGAATGGTAGAGATGAAGCTTGGTATATTTACATTGGATTATCTGGACAACCATTAAGTTTTAAAGATAAAGTGGTGAATGGCACTATCTTATTCGATAGATTTAAATATTCCCCCGCCTGCCCTAAAGGTAATCTTTATGTATATGATAGTATCAAGAAGGAAGGAAGAGTCCAACGTGATAGCTTCTCTTCCACTAGATTTAAATTACATTACCTAGAGAGTGAATTACTTGAGTTCCTACGGAATAACCCAGCACTATTGGAGTAGTTAATGGAGTTGCTTAATCATAAATATAGACTAACGATAGGCACCCCAATTAACTTTTATGTTGGAGGTGCTGTAGATGTTGCCGTACCTCTAGCTATCCCAAAGGCTGGTGTAATAAGTCCAAACAATAGTCTTTCTAGTATAGAAGCATTAGTATTTGAACAGCACCAAGTTAAGTTTAAGATAATGAGGTCTAAGTCTTCTATTGGAGATTTAGATATAGAGGTCTTTAACCTTGGGGCTTCAACCCTTGCTTACTTAAATAATAATCAAGGGAAAGATTTAGCTATACAACTTGAAGTTGGTTATGAGAGTGAAGAAGGATATTACACTGTATTTACAGGTAGTATTGTAACCCTTGTAACAAAAGACTTAGGTGTTGATAACTCTACATCTATTAGAGCTAAAGATGGTTATGTTAATATGCGAGAAGCCTATACAACTAAGACTTATCCAAAAGGTATGGCTCTGATTGATGTGATAGAGGATGTAGCTAAGGATTTAAAAGTAGCTTCCTCTGCCATATACCTCCCTGAATTACAGAATGTATATTTAACTAAACCGAAGGTTGTTAACTCATATACTAAAAAAGTATTAGATGGGTTTGCTAATGATTACAAATATAAATTCTATGTGCAAGACAATATATTGTATATAAGGTCAAACAAACCAGACCAAAGACAATCAGCTAGTGTTATAGAAATTAGTAGTGCCACAGGAACGCTCCTAGGAAGCCCTACATTGAAAGATAACAATGTGGAGCTAAAGGCTAATACATCAGGAGTTCGTCAGAGCATCATGGTTAAGACCCCATTGATAGGTAGTATTAAACTGAGTGATAAACTCTCCCTGCTCTCTAAGTACCATAATGGATTATATGAAGTTGAATCTCTTGAATACAATGGTGATTTTGAAGGCAGTGATTGGTACATAGAATTAGAACTTAAACCCGTGGATGGTTGGGAGAAATCCGCTATTATCCCTTACAGATTATAGGAGATAATATGAATGTTGCAGGTTCCAACCTAAGCTGGAAAGCAGTATTAGATTTACATTTCAAAAGTGCAATGCTTGGTATACACACAAACTTCCCAGCTAAAGTAGTTGCTGTTAATAGTGATGGAACTGTTAACATACAGCCATTAATAAATACAGTGTTGAGTGATGGTATTGTGAAAACATATGATATCATCCCCTCTGCTAGAGTTGGTACACTATCTTCTAACGGTGGGAAGATATCAATTAGAATACCTATTTATGTTGGTGATGAAGTATGGGCTGAAGTAAGTGAGAGAGATATTAGTGGTGTTGTGTCTAAAGGATCTTCTGCCACTAGTGATAATAATATTGTAGATAGATTTGATATTGTGGATTGCATTGTCACCCCTATATTTAATACATCATTAACTGCACTACCAATAGCTCTAGATAAGATTGAGATTCACAATGAAGATAATAAGATATCTATTGGTAATAATGTGGTTGATGTGTATTCTAAATCTTCCCCTATTAACATTACATCAGATAGTGGTACAGTAACTATTAAAGCACCCACAGTTAAGATAGAGAGTGACAGTATAGAATTAGTATCTTCAACCCTCACACATAATGGTGTTGACATAGGAAATACCCACATTCATTCTGGAGGAACATTAGATGGACTCACAGGAGTACCAGAAGTATGATGGATTTTAAATTAGGGGATGATGGTGATATCCTAGTAATAGACGGTAAGTTTGAATTACTAAATACAATACAAGAAGCAGTTAAGCAAAGGCTCACAATAACATTAAGAACATTCTTAGGTGAATACTTCTTAGATATTAGTCAAGGTATACCATATAGACAACAAATATTTAATAAAGGTATTACCCCAAAAGAGACAGATGCTATATTCCTTGCTAAGATATTAGAAGATAGTGATGTTATTAAAGTAACTTCATTCTCATCTACATATACTTCTAGTAATAGAGGGTATGACTTAAACTTTGAGGTGTTGACCACAGACGGTTTACTTCGCGTAAACCTCCCAAGTATCACTCCTAATGATGAAGTTGAATACTCCCATGCTAATGACTTTGTTATTAGTCCTAGCTGTCGCACAGAAGGTTTCATGTCTGGTGGTGATGGTGATATTATTCATAAGGTAATTTAATGTCAGGTATAACAGAAAATGGGTTTGAAAGAAAAACCCTCCAACAATTAATAACATCATTAAATTCCCGATTCACTTCTAAGCTAGGCCAGTGGAACCAGTCTTCTAATTCAGTGGAGGCTCAGTTTGTTTCTGTGTTTGCAGAAGAACTCGACCAAACTTGGCAAGGTATGGAGGGTGTTTACAGCTCACAGACCTATAGTGGAAGTGAAGGTGTTTACTTAGATGATATTATATCTCAACAAGGTGTTTTCCGTAAAGGAAAATCAAAAGGGAGTGGTGAGGTTGTTGTATTTGCCAATCTTCCAACTACAACAACTAATTATTTAATTACGTCAGGACGTAGTGTTAGTGGTAGTAATGGTATCACGTATGCGACCTCTACAGAGAAGGCAGTTAATAGTCTAATGTCTTGTTATAGACTTAAAGCCTCTACAATTACACAAGGTGTTACATATACATTCACCATGTATAATGTGGAGAGTGTTTCAGCTAATACATTTACATGGACTGCTGGTGACTCAGATGACATTGATGAAATGCTGGTTGCACTATCACAGTTTGCTAATGTTAATATAACTAAGTTAGACCAAGCTGCATATTATAACTTCACGGACAGGACGTTATATATTGGTTTTAATAAGGATGTTAACAATAACCCATTACCATTATCTAAAGCAAACTTATCAGTAACAGTAAGTCCTATTATTGGTGAAGCTGGTTATCGTATTGCTTGTACAGCAAACACTGCTGGATTCTACCCACTAAACATTAGTGAAGCCTCTGGGTTATCTCCATCATTCACTGGGTTTGTAGAAGCAACCAACTGGTTAACCTTCTCAAGCGGTAGTGATGTTCAGACAGACTCTCAATATAGAGCTTCATACGAGAATATTGATGGGGTTAGTTTAAGTGGAACTCCTGCTAAGATTAAAGCTGAGGTGTTAGCTGTAGATGGTGTTATAGATGCTGAGATATTTCAGAACCCAACTAAAGATTATCTATACGACCTCAGTAATAATGTAGTGTGTGAACCTTATACATACAACGTGGTTGTTCTTGGTGGTGATGAAGAAGATGTTGCTCAAGCTATCGGTGATAATGCACCAGTGAATGTTAAGCAATACGGTACAACTCAGATTAGCTACACAGACGATCAAGAGAACGTTATTGATGTTGAATTTACTAAAGCTACATACTTTAATTATGCTGTAGATATTACATATCAAACTAAAGATGGGACATACCTAACTGATGTGGAGAAAGCAGAAGTTGGTGAGTTGATGATTGAACTAACAGATGAGCTTGATATTGGTGGGACTGTCCCATTAGAACAAATACAAGCGTCTGTGTATCGTGCTATATCATTCAAACGTCTAAAGACTGCATCTGTCCAACTGAAAGACATTACTAACGCTGGAGGTCAATTCATTAGCTCTGATTTAACCCCTAAGTTTAGCCAGAAGCCACAGTTGTTATATGTGAACTTAACATTCAACAAAGCATAAGGAAGATATGATATGGCAGACACAGCCAATAAAATTAAGCTTGTTGATAATAGGGTTGAGCTAGCCAAGTCATATCTCCTGTATCAATTCCAAGATAAAGAAGTCATCAATAAGATAGTTGAGGCTCTTGTAGAGGAGATACAGGAGGTTGAGAATGTCATTATTGATATGCAAGACTTACGCACCTTAGAGAACGCTACAGGGACTCTGCTGGATAACATTGGTAACAAGCTCAAAGTTAATCGTAACAACTTAGATGATAATGATTTTAAGACTGCTATTAAAGTGAGGATATTACGTAAGTCTAACAAAGGGACTTATGGTGATATTGCTAATGTCTTTAGATTACTCACTAGAGATGATAACCCAATCATTAACCACAGTCATCCATATGTAGTAGAGCTTACTGCTGTTCTTTCTTGTATATCCCAAACTAGTGCTGGTATTGATGAGGTGTTATCTTTATTCCCTGTGAACACTGGTGTAAGGTTAATTGATAAACCAAAACTCCCTTTCGGGTTTGCTGGTAATCCAAATGCATTCCCATTGAGCAGTATATTGTTTGATACACCACAAGTCCAGATGTCTAGCCTTATTCGTACTGAGTTTGGTATTTATGATGACCCTAGATTCCAAAGAGTTGAAACTTATATTCCTCCAGCAAACAACCCACCAGTTCCAACCATATCACCATTCCTAGAATATACATCTCTAGCTGAAGGAAGTGCCCTTACTATTAATAAAGGTGAGTGGACAGGAATAGAACCTATCACTTATCTATATCAGTGGTTTGTTGATGGACTTGCAGTAGACGGGGAAACAACACTCACATACACATTACTAGCTGGAGATATAGATAAGTCAGTTTATTGTAGAGTGATAGCAGAGAATAGCGATGGAACATATATTGCTAATAGTAATTCAGTATCTTACACAGTGGAACCTACAGGTGGTATCGTGAGTGGATTAGGATTAGGTTTAGCTTCTTCATACTCAGAGACAGTATTATATGTTGGTGCAACAGTCCCTGAGGCTAAGAGGACTACTATAATTGGGTTACGTTTTGACACTGATGGGTTTGTAACTCCATATGACCAAGATGGGGATAGAACACCAATTGCATACTTAGATACTACTGGAGCTAGTGCAGCGGCTGACTATGAAGTATATGTAACCAAAACTAGTGGTAACAACTTATCATCTCCACCACAGATTGATATATGGCAAGCACTTACATCCAACAGAGAGTTTTCTATTAATATTTATAACTCATCCTTTGGGCGTATCAATAGCAGTGGTGTGTTTATATTCACAGTGAGAGATAAGAATACCCTTATTAGTGAACAAAAAGAAGTTACTCTTATTGCAGTTAATGACTTGGATAATGGGTCTTAATAACATTTAATCAGAAGGAATAATAATGGCATTCCCAGCAGACAACCCCGATTGGGCTACGGATGATTTCGTATTCCCAGATGGGACAGATAATAAAGTTAGACCCACCCCCAATCTAAGACAGTATGGTTTTGTTCCAGATAGCTTCCCTACTGCCCAAGAAATTAACTGGATGTTTAATAACTTTGCAGAACAGATATCAGAGCTTAAAGCTCAAGTAGCCGCACCATCCCAAGTACCTATTGGTATGGTGATTGAATTAAGTGGTACAACAGCCAACCCTAACTCATTATTCGGCTATGGTGTGTGGACTATCTTTGGACAAGGTAGAGTTACAATTGGTAGTGGTAGTGCCACAGATAGTCGTGGTGTAGTTAAAGCATTCAATGCTGGTGCTACAGGGGGTGAGTATGAACATTTACTATCAGCAGCAGAAATGCCAACACACACCCATACTGGTGGTATTGTAGGTAAGACAGGTGGTGCTGGATGGGATATCGAAGGTTATCCATCACAAGCTCCGTCTAATGATAATTACAAGACAGCAGCTACATCATCTGCGGGTGGTAGTCAATCTCATAACAACATACAACCATATGTAGTAGTAAACAAATGGTTAAGGGTGAGTTAAACATGGAAGCTATTGTATCAGCTATCGCTAAGTTTGGGTGGTTAATATGTGGCGGTGTTATTGCCCGTTATGAATGGGAACGTAGAAAAGATAAAGTTCGTCTTGATGATATGTACACAAAGAAAGAAACAGAAGACCAAATCATTCTCAGGATGAAACCTATGGAAATAACACTAAACCACTTATCAACAGACACCAAGAGTCAGACCGAAGCAATTAAAGATTTAACGTCACTGTTAAAAACCGTAGCTGTAGATATTGCAGTATTACAAAACAATATACCTAAAAGGAAGAATGATTAATGCCGTCTAATACAGATAAACCAGTACGTGAGAAACAGAAAGCCATCCCTAAGAAGAAGTCTAAGTAAATAAAGTAGGAGAGGATTAATGTTAGGATACTTATTAGGGAACACACCTTATTATACAATACTATTTTTAATCCTCCCCTTTATTGTTGAACATAAGTATATAAAATTATGTGTTGCCTATTCTTTAATAATGGCAGTAGACCAAAGTACAACAGTATTATTAAACAATGATAACTTCTTTGGTGTAAAAGCTATATGGGATTCATTGTGGTTATTAGTCACATTTATATTTGTTAATGGGAGACTATGTAAAGTGCTGTCCACTTGCATAGCAGCGTCATTATTTATAAATGTATACGTACAGTGTACGGAAGGGGTTAATATATTATACACATATTGGAATGAAATAAACTTTGTATTATTTGAGTGCATTATAGCAATATTACTCTCAACGTCACCTTGGTATAAAAAATTAAATGTTTGGTTGATTAAGTTAGCCAATTACATAACAAATAAAATTAACATTAAACGCATATCATTGTGCGAGGAGAAATAATTAAATGCAAAAGTGGAACGGAAGTTTACTTCGCAAGTTTGATGATACAATAGATGGTAATGCGTCTGTAGGAACTACTATTGTAGTGCGTAATACTGTAGGTAATACCCTTGCTGTAATATATGATGTAGATGATACCAACTCCATACAAAAGAATAACCCATTTGTAACAGATGATTTTGGTCGTTATAGTTTCTTCGCACCTAATGGTAAATATACTATTGAGTTTGGGGATGGTAGTGACAGTATTGATATCACGTTAGTTGACAATATAACATTACAAGGTCTTAATGGATTAACTGAGCCTAGCGATTTAGCGCAACGCCATAGAATAAAAACAACAGTTGCAGAGATAGCTACTGGTGTTTTTAGTGTCTGGGATAGGTTAGAAGTCACCGATAGGGATAACGCACCTTTTAAAATGCAATCAGGTGGAGTGGTAGATGGATTTAGCACTATTAGCGGAGGCACTGGAAAAACAGCCGTAGTTGATAGCCTTTCAGGAAATTCGGTTTATTTCGGTGTTTCCCCTTCTAGTACAAGCGTTCAAAACAAAGACGCGATACAAGCAGCAATAACTTTTCAATATACAAACGGTGTGGGGTTTTTGTCTATCCCACCAGGCATCAGATATGGTTATGACCGAAACGACCCGCTAACGTTTCCAGACATGACAGCCTCGACCATAGCGTTTGTTGTCACAGACTACTCAACTGGCGACACTTACACGCTACCAAGTCGCGATGGGTCGCAGTCTAGAACCTTTTTCTACACACCAGATCAAACTAATGGGTTTAGTGACGCTAACACTGTTTGGCACCGTGGCGCGTGGGCACCAGCGTATATGCTAATGAATGACTCAAAACTGGCAGCAGTAGGAGACCCATCAAGAGCATCTGGTGATAATAGAAGGTCAACTGTATTTTTTGGGAATGATGGGATTGTTAATTGGGGTGTGGGCCAAGGAACTAATTCGTCAGCAACGTTGACAGACTCGCAACTGTCAAGCTTTAAAATTGTAGTAAACGGTCTGCCTGATATTGGTCAGGTAGGTCTATCAACTTCACTAACGATACTTAAAACAAACGGTAACATGGGATTCAACCTCTCAGCTCCAACCGTTCCTTTTGACTTTGCGACTAGGGCAGGTCAAACCTCAGCTATGAGATTTAGTTGTTTAACTAGCGGAGGAATATCGAAATTTATCACTGAAACAGAATACGGACTATCAGAGTATCAGATGAGGTCAGATAGTATAGTTACAACCTATGCAGGAGCAACAATTTTACAGGTGCATAAGCTCGGGAACCTTAGAGGGATAAAAGGGGTCTCTGGCAATTCGTTTACCACAGCGAATAGGCCTAGCGGCTCTGACGTCCAAGGAGGAACCATGATATTTGACAGCACTTTAGGCAAGCCAATATGGAAGCCTATGACAGGTTCTGGGCTATGGGTAGATGCTACTGGCGCAACTGTTTAACCATCAAGCAACCACACACATATTTTTCGGCGTGTGGTCTTTAACAAAAGGAAAACCAATGGAAACATTATTCTTCCCCTTAATTGCTTTCGCTATCAAATTAACGACAGCTATTGTAGCTTATGTTTGTATGAGACTAGTGCTAAAGCAATTAGACAAATCAATTCAGTTCAATTTCAAAGAGTGGTTTAAGAATGCACACAGTAAAGATAAAGCAATTTACTTATCTACTCGTTATGCTGCTACTGCTATGTTCTTCGCCTTCCTCCTTAGCTAACACAATTAGTAATAAATATGATAGAGAGTTTAAAAGGGCAACCTCTCTCTACCTTCCTACATGGGACTATCGTTGGTTAAAGGCTCAAGGTTATCAAGAGAGTTTATTAAACCCATACGCTGTGTCCTATGTTGGTGCTTCTGGTATTATGCAAGTGATGCCAGCAACATGGAATGATATTACTAATAACCTAGGCTGGAAGATGGCTAACATATTTGACCCTAGTTTAAGTATTCATGCTGGGGCTTATTATGATAGTCAGTTGTGGAAACAATGGCGTAGTAAGAGAACAGAAGATAGTAGACGTAATTTAACATTTGCATCATACAATGCAGGGTTGGCTAACCTCCTGAAGTCTCAGAAAGCTTGTCAGATGAAAACAGAGTGGGAAGATATCAGTCCTTGCTTGATTCAAATCACTGGTAAGCATTCTAAAGAGACTCTGACATATGTTGAACGTATTAATCGTTGGTATATGCAGATGTATTTATCCTAAATACTTAGACTAGGCAAGCCAATAGGAAGCTCGTAGAGGACTTATAATTTAAAAGGAAAGCCATGACAACCATTACTAAGATTATAAGCTCTGTAGTCTCGTTTGGAGGCTCTGTAGCTTCATTCATATCCTCAGCTAAGTCTACATATATTCTCATTGGTATTATAGCCATTGGTGGGGCATACATGTGGAATGACTATCAATCATTACGTGTTGACAATGGAAAGCTATCATTAGCATTATCTGTAGCTTCCTCTGGCACTAAACAAGCCTTGACAATAGCAGATGATAATGCCACAGAAGCTATTAAGATACAAACCCATTATCAGGAGATTCTAAATGAACTATCACGAATGGGAGAAACAAATAGGGCTTTACAAGAAGCCCTTTCAGACAAGGAAGCAGAGATTGACAAGTTCTATTCTGAGTCTACTGACACACTCAA